TTTTAATTTATGAGCTGCTTCAATATCTACTCTTACTCCTAAAAATCTCATATCAACGAGGCAAGGAAATAGTTCAGTCTCTAAATTAAATATATCTTCTATGTCTTGAGACAGGATTTCTTTTTTCATCTCCTGCCATAATTTTAAGGTTAGTACAGCATCTTGCTCTGCATACTCACCCACATACATTGCAGGTAGTTTATACATCTCAGACTTAGGATCTATACCCCAAGTAGCTGCAGTTTCGTTCAATACAGCCTCATTTTTACCGATTCCGACGTAATCACGACCCAGACTACCTAAATCGTATCGAAAGCGATTCTCGTCTACGAGAGAGCCAGCAATCATGGTATCTACTATTCTACCCTCTATTTTTAGGTTTTCTGAACGTATAAAACATACATCGTACATCGCATTGTGAAATATCTTGATTGCAGGTGTTTTTAGTACATCTTTAAACCAGTTTAGAACCTTTCCAATCTCCATATTACCACCACCTTCATGTCTGATAGGGTAATATCCAGACCAATCTTCAACTGCTACAGCTATACCTACAATGTGTCCTTTACCTGTAACAGAACCAGAACCTAACTTTTTTAATTCTGGGTCCTTAGTCTCTAAGTCAATCGCTATCTCATCATACTTTGATAAGTCAGGAAATGATTCAGGCGGAAGCCATTCCGTTTGTGGTTTGTATATTGGTTTCATTTTTTAGTATCTTTCAACTTCTTAATTTCTAATTCACAGTAATGAATTATCTTCTCTAGATCTTGTATACCGTTTTTATTCTTATAACGACACACGTACTTTATAACGTTGCCCTGGAAAAAACTCAAGTCGTTTTTAGAAATGAATTCGTATGGTTGAATGTAAAAGTTCTTGTAGTGATTCCCGCCAATCTGCTTATCTTGTGGAAAGGCTCCATCAAATATATCTTTAGATGTCATAGTATTTCCTTGTTTGTGGTTCAATAATAAAAAGATTGTTCTCTGTTCTTGTGCATGCAACATAAAACAATCTGTGCATTTCATCTGGATCTATATTTTTATATTGATAAAAATGTGATGCAGATAAATCTGTGGTTACAACTACGTTTTCTCTTTCATTACCTTTAACGCCATGTATTGTAGATATTTTAATTCTAGGATTTTTTGTTAAATCTTCTCCAGATCTTATAAGCTTTAATATTTTATTTATATCTTCATCACCTAATTCATCTAAAGCTTCATACCATTCACCTTCAGTTTGTAATCCAAACCTCTCTTTCAAAGTATCTATGTCATAGAATTGATCTTTGGGCATATCCTTAGATAATTTTTTATCCCAGTTTTTATTCATCCTTGCTTTTATCTTTTTAATATCATTAAAATGCATAGGAACACCTGTACGTAGTTGATTCCATTTTTCTATTACTTCGTAGATATGTTTTACTCTTGGTGTTATGTTTCTTCTTTGCCAATACAAATCTTTCTCATCTAAAATTTCTCCTATGTCTTTTAATAAATAATTTGCTGTAGCAAGAACCAACCATTTACCCTCACTAAAATCTATAGAAGATAGATCTTGTTTGTGTTGTACATCTCCCTCAAATTCTTTTGGTAAATATTTTTTAGTAACTCTGTTTCTTACTTTGCTAATTATTCTATCAGCTAACATGAAAGGTTTTTTTGGAACTCTTTGTGATTGTTCTAAAATTTTTCTTGTACCTTCTAAATTTATAAATGTATTTACGTGTGCACCATTCCATTTATAGATACCCTGGTCATCATCACCTGCTATAAAAGAATCTTCAGAAGCTTCTTCTATCTTTCTAACCAGTTTCCATTGTATCAAACTTAGATCTTGAGCTTCATCAACAAACATCACACGTAGTTTTGGTGGCGTACCTTTCTCTAAAAATTTTTCTATCATATCAGAAAAATCTACAAGACCGTGTTGCTCTTTGTAGTTTTTTAACTCATCTGTAATTATTTCAAGTTTGTTTAATGATATTTTAAAATTATCTGTTTGATGATAATATTTTATTGGATCAATTTCTTTCGATCTTGCTACACCTATTAACTGTATATAAGGATTTTTAGAGTGAAACACACCTTCATAATCATCATCTTGTCTTACCCCTTCTAATTCGACACCAACTTTATCACCTAAATCTTTGTAATGTTTTTCTTTCATAACTTGATCTTTACTCAAACCAAGTTGATTGAAACAAAAAGAATGTAGAGTTTGAAAGTAAGGCAGGTCTTTAAAATCTAAATTAAATTTTTCTGCTGCTCGTTGTTTACCTTCTTCAGCTGCGTTTTTACTAAATGTAAAGTAACCTATTTTATCAGGATCGGTATTACTTAAAAATTTTTCTATGTGTTCTAATAATGTGTATGTCTTACCGGTACCTGGTGGTCCATATATTATAGTTCTCATTAATAGTTATCCTTTTTGAATGTCTTTGGTTTATATGTATCTTCTTTTTTATCAAATCTTGCTACAACAAAAACCGATAGTTTATGTTTACCTACACGTTTTGTAGAACAATCTAAGTTATCTTTTAACATTTGCGATGTTCTTTGATACGGAACTTTCCAATGTTTTCTAGATAAGTAATTATGAAAAAAGTTATCAAATACAAAATGGTGATAACCTTCTCTTGTACATGTTCCACCGTTTTTTAAATCTTCAAAGTCATCTTTCTGTATTTTGTTTACACAATAATCTTCTAAATAATTTTTCAATATATCTTTGGTGCCTGTTCCTTCTGCAGGCTCTGTGATTTCTGAGTTCTTTAACAACATGTTTGTAAGTTTCTTCCAATCATTTGTTTTTAAAGTTGGTGGATTTAATCTTAGTTGTTTAACACATTCTTCTTGAAACAAAGCTTGATTGGTCAAATGTTTTGCTGAATCTAAATACAATCTATCGCCATCTACATTCATGTAATAGTATGGCTCTTCTAAATTAACTACCTGAAGATCTGTTAGATTTGGAAATACAATCTCTTGACCTATACCAAACTTTCTAGACTTACATAATTTTTTATCACATAGACTACACATTGGTTGATCATTACACTTATAACCCCAATCTTTTTTATCATGTTGTTTTATAACGATATCTACTTCTGTATCCGATAACGAATTTTGCATTGAAGTTTCATTAAATACAATTACTTTTGATTTCCAATTGTCTGGCCATTTTTGTTTTGCATATACACCATAATGAAAAAGAGCATTGTTTCGTCCACCTTCACCAATTTTATTTTGTGCCATCAATTCAATACATGGTGGTCCATCAGAGTATGGAGTTTGCGGTCTAACTATTTCTAAATTTTCTAATTCTTCTGCTGTAATTTTTACAGTGTCGTATAATTCATAAAAATATTCCAGACTAACAGAATCACCATTACCATCAAAGGCATATCTTACAGTTTTGTCTGCAGAAAAGTATGGTAAATTTAAAAAATTTCCTGTATCATCTTTTGATTTTAATTCTCTTTGTTTTGGAAAAACTTCTGATCCACCATAACCCAACACAGATCTAATCTCATTTAATTTATCCTGCATTAAACTTGCGGATACATATTCTTTTGTAAATAAAAATACGTGTGCACCACCAGATTTTGATCTACATACCATCAAAGGTAATTTCAAATTACCTATCTGATTAATTAATTTTTTGTGATCAAACTCTGCATAAAAATCTATATCAATACAACCCCATTTACATTCATTGTTGTCGTTGATAGGTATGATACCTAAATTCTCTACACCATCTAAATGTTTTTGCCATAATTCATCTGTAACTGATTCTCTTTTTACAAATGATTTACCTTTTACTTTCTGTCCATTACCGTTAGATTGCCCAACAATAGTGACACCATGCGCACGATCTAACCCTTCAAATATTTTTTTAAATCTTTCTATCATAAATTATTAAGTGGGCGTTTCCACTCTCGCATCGACGCCCACTACCTAGGATTCTAGTAGTTTGAAGATGTTGCAGTAGATCTTTCCTCTGCACCATGTTTAGCTTCTATCTCACCTTTACCTACACTTGATGCAAAAGTTTTAGCCATGTCATAGATATTTTTATCTTCAACAGGACCAACCTTTTCAACATCCCAACCAAACCATGTTCCTTTGTCGTTAGACATCTGAACAGTCTTTAGTTTGTAAATGTGGCTGTATGTAGGCGGAGTAAATAATCCGTTCTTACCTTGCATTTTAATACCCATCATCATTGAGTTCCATTTTCTACTAACTTTAAGTTGAGTAGATTTCATAGAAATCAAAGCTGTTGATGGATTGTCACCAACTGTAAGTACAAAGTGACTTGCAGTGTTATCTAAATAGTTACCGTTTGGTAATCTATCTTTATAGTCTTTACCTCTAGTGGTAGTACTAACGATATCACTGTCAGCGTCATGAATAGCTACAGGAGCACCTGTACTGGTACCTCTATCAGCCCATTCAATGTACTGTCTTTTGTAGTGACAAGGTATGACATCGATTTCGTCATACAATGCATTTGTAACAGTGTTTATGATTTTGCCAGGTTCTGCACCCTCGACATATTTACCATCTCTTTTGTTAACCTCTGGAGATAGTTGACCCAAAATTTTTAAGAAGGGTAACGCAAGATCTTCTTGCGCAATATTTTGAGCACCTTGATTTGCATCAGCTTCAAATAAATTTACAGCTAACGCTCCTTCTTTTTTTGTCGCTACATTGTTCATGTTACTTGTTCCTTTTTATAGTTGTTTTATTCTCCGAGAATATCCCGAAGATTTCCGTTGGCATTTCTTTACCTGCCTCAATACGCTCACGGACTAGCGCTTTCAGAGTCATGGGTTCAACCTTCATCTTTTGTGTTGGTTGAAACCCTTGACCCTTCGCAAGTTCAGCATAAATTGCTGCCTTGTTATCTTCGTTACGACCAAATGATACTGAGATCTCGTTCTTAATTATATCACCTAGTCCATTGTTACGAAGCCAGTTATACGCCGCTTCTTTATTTGCTTCTGTAATAGTAGCACGATACGACGTTGAAACTTTTAAATGTGATCCGTCTTGTAGTTTTAATTCCGCAAGACCCATCTCACTCATCATTGTAGGTATCACTTCTCCTGATATACGTTGATATTCTTTTTTTAAATCTTTTAAACTTTTTTCGTTATTTTCTATTTTACTATGTAGGTTTTCTAGTAACTCTACTTGATCTGCAAGAGACTGAATGTTTTCAGTTTTCTTCATTGCATCTTGTTGGTCTTTCTCAAAATCAATCATCTTTATTTCCTTTCTCGTATAAATTAATTTCTATAGGATAATATCTTCTTTCTTGTTTATCCCATTTGATGAACTTGTATTTTCCGTTAGTCATATCAGAAACAATAGAACACGCAACGCCAATGATTGCAGGATCACCAACTAATAATAAATAATCATTAGGTGTATAATTTTTCAAAAGTTTTCGTAATTCAAAAATTAAAGGACCAGGTGACCACATAAGTTGTGATAATTCTGGTAATAAAAATTTAAATTCACCATACTCTAACGCACCTGTAATGTTTATTTTAGGATTGTTAAATCTTGTACCTGCAATTTCTTGCAATACATATACGATTGGTTTTTTATTACTTTCTGACATTGACAAACTATATAAACTTATTTATATAGAAGTCAATACAGAAAGAAGAAAATATTATGAACTATAAATTTAAGACTAAGCCATACGAGCATCAATTAACTGCTTTGGAAAAGTCATGGAACAAAGAAAACTTTGCGTACTTTATGGAAATGGGTACAGGTAAAACAAAAGTATTAATCGACAACATTGCGATGTTGTACGACAAAGGTAAAATAGATGGTGCATTAATCATTGCACCTAAAGGTGTTGTTAAAACTTGGTACGAACAAGAACTACCAACACACCTACCTGATCATATAGAAAATGTGACCGTATTGTGGCAAGCAAATATTACAAAAGGTCAACAAGAAAAACTAGAAAGTTTATTTGAAATAGAAAGTGCTATTCATATTTTAGTTATGAATGTTGAAGCTTTGTCCACAGAAAAAGGTGTAAAGTTTGCATCTAAATTTATTAACTCACACAAAGCTATGATGGCTATAGATGAATCTACAACTATCAAAACACCAACTGCAAGAAGAACTAAAAACATTATTGGTATCGGTAAGCATGCTAAATACAAAAGAATTATGACAGGTTCTCCGATTACAAAGAACCCTCTTGATTTGTATACGCAGTGCGAGTTCCTTGATCCGTGGTTATTGGACTTTAGTTCTTACTACGCGTTTCGTAATCGTTATGCAGAAATGAAAACCATGCATCTACGTGGTAGATCTATCCAGGTCGTAGAAAAGTTTCAAAATTTAGATGAGCTATCTGATACTGTAAAACAATTTTCATACAGAGTATTGAAAGAAGATTGTTTGGATTTACCACCAAAGAACTTTATCAAACGTCACATTACATTGACACCTGCTCAAAAAAAAGTTTATGAACAAATGAAGAAAGCAGCAATGGCCGTGTTAAATGGTAAAGTATCTACGACTATGACTGTTCTTACACAGTTGATGCGTTTACATCAAATCACCTGTGGACACTTTACTGCTGATGATGGTTCTGAACAAAATGTTGAAAGTAATAGAATGAAAGAACTAATGTCAATACTAGAAGAAACAGAAGGTAAAGCAATTATCTGGGCTAACTATCAAAAAGATATAAAAGGTATTATAGAAGAAATAACTAAAAAGTATGGTCCGGGATCCGTGGTTGATTATTATGGACTCACGCCTCAAGAAGATAGACAAGATAACATTCGTAAGTTTCAAAATGATCCTGAATGTAGGTTTTTAGTTGGTACGCCGCAAACCGGCGGATATGGTATCACACTTACCCAAGCAAATACAGTTGTTTATTATTCTAATGGTTATGATCTTGAGAAAAGATTACAGTCAGAAGACAGAGCGCACCGTATTGGTCAAAAGAAAAATGTAACTTACATTGATATTATTGCTGAAGATACTGTTGATGAAAAAATTGTAAAAGCTTTACGTGATAAAATTAATATAGCTTCAGAAGTTTTAGGTGAAGAATTAAGAGAGTGGATTTAAACTAGATCTACTGCTTTACCAATAATAGGTTTGTATTTAATTTTTTTATCTTCTCTGTACGCGTGCAAAAATTGTCTTCGTGGTTGATATGGTATCCAACTTGCATGAATCCATCCAGAGTTAGGTTCGCCTGGCGTATAGAATTCTAAAATTAGTTGATCTG